ACAACGGCGACAGCACCAAGAAAGTCGCTCTGGAATGCAGCGGCATTTCGGCCTCGACCACCCGCACTCTCACAGTTGCCAACCGCAGCGGAACCGTCGTCGTCTCCGACACCTCCGCAGGCAGCGGCTCGGACGTGGTCAACAACATCGTTTCGCTCACCCAAGCCGAATACAACGCCATCGGAAGTCCCGACGCGGCCACGTTGTATCTCATCACCGATCCCTGACCTATGGCCCTCCTACAAAAAGGTTATCTCGGTAGCACGCCGCTGTTCAAAGACTTGGCGTGGTTTGAGGAATCCGCAAGCACGCTGGTCTCGTCTGGCACCGCAACGGCAACAGGGTCGTCTACTGCCCACGTCAAAGGATCGTGGGCGCAAGTCATTGCCTCAACATCAGCCAACGCAACTGCACTTATTGTTTCCGTTTATGATATTGGCGCGAATGGCGTAAATACGGCCGCGCTTCTTGATATAGGATTTGGAGCTTCTGGCTCAGAAAGCGTCAAAATAGCGGACATTGCCGTTGGAGGCGCGAACGCTTCGGCAGTTCCATTTGGCGGGCTTTCCTTTGTTGTCCCATTGCAGGTTCCTTCGGGAACGCGAATTGCCGCAAGAATCCAAGGCGTCGTCACGTCAGAAACAGCATCCGTGTTTATACAAGCTGTATCTACAGGCGACTACACTCTGGCGCCAACCGCATTGGACACCATTGGGACAAACACTGCAAACAGCGAGGGAACAGGAATGTCTGGCGCAAGCGGAACATGGGTCCAAGTCACATCGTCAACCGCGAATGCTTATCGAGGCGTTGTTATTATTCCGAGTCTGGCCGCCACAGTAGGGATAACCAGCTTGGATACACGCTTTGACGTTGCTGTTGGCGCATCTGGCAGCGAATCGCAGTTTGGATTTGTCAATGTTCGCTATATCAGCAACGAAACAGTCACCACCGGACTCTTAGCGGCAACATCAGTTGTCGGAAAAAGCATCGCTTCTGGCTCAAGGCTGTCTGTGCGCCATCAACTGTCGTCCAACCAAAGCGTCTACCAAGTCACTCTTATTGGAATCCGCTAACCATGCAAAACTGGCACCTCCTCTACAACACCGCCACAGGCGCATCGGTCAGCATCGGCACCGTCATTGCCGACCCGCTGCCCGCAGGCATCACCGCGCTCCCGCTCACCGATGAGCAGGGCGAAGGACTGCAAAACGGAAGCCTCAAGTGGGACGAGGCCACGCGCACTTTGGTGCCGACGCAGCCGCGCGCTCAGACCGCCGAGCAACACCTTGAGTCAGTTGGCCTTGGCGGCAACCGCCAGCCAACCCTGCTTTATCTACGCCAAGCCCGAGCCGTCAGCCCCAAGCTCGACGCGACCGAAGCCTATCTCAATCAAGTTCTCGCCATGTTCGCCGCCGATCCATCGCCCCGCAGCGATTGGCCCGCCGCGCCCTTCACCTTTGAGGAAACCGTCGCCGAAGCCGTCGCCTCGCTCTCGCAGCCATGAAGACAGTAACCGTCCAATCCATCCTCCTCAACGCCGCCAGCCGCGCCGGCTTGGATGGTTCGTCCATCGATAACCTGTCGAGCACGACCAAGACGATCATGTTGTCCAACTTGGACATTCACCTGCGCGCCGCATGGGAATTCTTCGACTGGCCTGACTTGACGCGCATCGAGCTGCGCACCGTCCAGACAGGCGTTGATGACGACATCTACATTGATCTGGCGCAGGCCGGTGAGACCGAGATCGGCACGCTCTTTACCGTCTACCAGGACAATCCCAACACCCACGCCGCGCCGCGTGAGATCAACTTCTGGGTGGACGTGGACAAAATCCGCCTGCCCTCCGATTGCCCCGACGAAGTCTACGTCCGCTTCCGGCTGACCCCGACTGAGATCAGCGCCACGACCAGCACGGCCCTCGCACAGACCATCCCGCAGTTCTTGGCCGATTACATCAAGTTTGAGCTGACGGCAGATTTACAAACTGAAGACGGCCAGCTCGACAAAGCAGAGCTGCTTCGCCAACGCGCCGAGACCTACCTCGTCGGCGAGATGGACAAAGTGATTTTCCAACAACGCCAGCCTCGCCGGTGGTCCGCGCAGGTCGGCCAATACTAACCAACAAAACCTATGGCTACTCCTAACGTCTCAATCCGAAACCGCACCAGCGGCGCCGTGTATATCGGCGACACAACCCAAGTCACCGGCGAATTCGTCAGCATCGACAGCCTCGATGATGCGACCAAGTTTGAAGTCTTGACCGGAAACCAGACCGGACTCAACAACGCGACAGCAGGCAGCGCGCCGGCCATCCCGAACCGCACGACCATCGACGGCTACTTCACGGCCATCAAGCTGCACGCCGGATCGGTCATCGCTTACAAGAAATAGTGAGGAGCCGTGCGATGAGCTTGCAGTATTTTCATCACAACTTCTCGACAACCGAGAAGGGCGTCATCGGCACGGCGACCAGCATCGGCAGCAGCGTCTTCTCGATGCTCCCTCACTTGGAAACAACTCTGCGCGTGGCAGGTCTAATTATCGGAATTTGTGTCGGGCTCGCAACGCTCATCAGCGTGCTGCACGACATTCAGAAGAAAAGGAAGGAAATGAACAAATGAGAAACTGGAAAACTACTACAACCGGCATTCTTGCCATCGTCATCGCGGTCGCCTCTGGCGCCAAAATGTATCTCGGAACCGGCCAAGTGCCCGACATCGGTGCTCTCGCCGCAGCCGTTGCTGCCGGTTGGGGCTTGATCATGGCCAAGGACAACAACGCTCGCCTCTGACTCCATCATGCGCCGCGCCCCGAAGTTCATTGCCACTGCGATCCTCGCACTCATCTGGGCTGCTCTTGTGGTTGGATGCGTTAGCGTCCCGATCCCTCCAAGCGACATGGGCAACATGCGCGCGGGCCAGCTCGGCAACATCGAGGCGCGAATCGTCGTGGCCTACAAGCCCAACTGGCAGGGTGTGGCGCAAGCGGCAGTAGATCGCGTCTTCAAAAAGCCAACGGACGGTTACGCCAAGTAAGCAATGTGGAAGTGGATAAAGAAGCTGTTTGGCAAACGATCCGAGACTGGCCTAGCGCCTGTCTCGCCGAGCTTGCCATACGCATCCACAACTTACTCCACACCCGCAAGGTCCGCCAAGACCTACACCGAGAGTCGCGGATTCACGCCGAACAAGCAGCCGAACCGGATCAAACCGGAGGCGATTGTCCTGCACCACTCAGACGGAAGCTACCTTGGTGGATGCGAGTGGATCGCTGATCCGGTGAGCAAAGTGAGTTACCACGTCCTAATAGCACGCGATGGCCGTCGCACAGTCTTCGGAGACGATACCGACCGATGCTGGCATGCAGGTGTTAGCTCATGGCAGGGCCGCAAGGATCTCAACTCATGGAGCCTCGGAGTGTCTTGGGAAGGCAACACCTATGACCGTCCATTGGAAGAAGCGGCAATGGCCAGCGCCATCGAGTATCTGGTCCCGCGCATGAAGAAGTGGGGCATCCCGCTGAATATGGTCGTCACGCACCAGCAAGTTTCACCTAACCGCAAAACCGACATCAGCGCGGCAGACGCCGCCCGATTCAAAAGCCGCCTCAAGGCCGCCCTCAACTAATGGCACTCGACGACAATACAGTCAGGGACGGAGACGCGGGGTTCATGGGCTTTGCCAGCCGCTTGAATCCTGTGACGCTTCCCGCCGGCATGTTGCAGGACAGCCTCAACATGCGGCTAGATCGCGGAGTTGCGCAAACCCGCAAAGGTGCCAAGCGCCTCGCCGATGACATCTCAACCAGCGACGAGCCGCTGACGCTGTCGTTCACGCTGGCTTCGGACAAAACAGTGACCAGCATCACGCGCAGCACAACCACGGCAACCGTCACGGCCACTGCCCATGGTTACAGCACCGGAAACATCGTGAACATCCGTGGCGCCGCCCAGAGCGGATACAATGGCGACTTCACGATTACCAAGATCGACAACGACACCTTCACCTACACTGTCAGCGGATCTCCCGCGACACCGGCGACCGGGACGATCTTGGCCAACAAAGGTCCGCTGGTCCGCAATGTCTATAGCGGCGGCATCTTTGCGGCCGGCGTGTTCGCCTCGCAGAACTACGAGAACGCCGACGAATACATTGTTCTAGCCGGACCAGACCGCGCCTTCCTATGGCGCCAAGGCGAAGCGATTGTCAGCAAGACCTACCCGACAAGCGGAGTCGCCGAGATCATCGACCCAACCGACACCGTCTCGGTGGTGCAGGCGTATGATCGGCTTTATATTCTGCGCGAGGCCGACCGCACTGTAACCGGATGGGGCGAGAAAGCTGTCACGTCCGGCGGAATCACAGTCAGCGGGACAACGGCGACCGTCAATCTGACCGCCCACGGCTACGAGGCCGGAATGCGCGTGCGCATTGATGGCAGCACTGTTGCCGCATTTGCCGGTCACGAATACGACATCCAAACCGTTGCCACAGACAGCTTCACGGTCACTGTTCCAACCGGCACGGCGAACGACACAACGCTGACCGGCCGCACAGCGCGCCGCGTCAAGCCTCCGATCTATTGGGACGGCGGCAGCGGCAACTTCGTCCGCGCCACAGGCGGCGTTCCGGCCGGTTTCCCGGCGACCTACAAAACGATGCGCTCGGTCGGTTGGGCCAGCTACATCAACAACCGCCTCATCCTTCCTGATGGCCGCGACCAAGTGCTCATCTCGGATGTCGGCGATGCCGACCTCTACGATCCCTTCTGGAACAGCTTCCGGCTCGGCCAAGGCGGCGATGACTTTATCGTCGCCGTGCATCCGTGGGTTGACTCGGCGGTCCTTATCTTCTGCCGCAAGTCGATCTGGCTGGCTGAGATCAATCAGATCCCGAGCACGGACGGCAGCGACTTTGCCATCGACACAGCCGTAAGCAATGTCTCGCTGTTGACCAACGAGATCGGCTGCTCGGCGCGCAACACCATTGTCACGGCCGGCAACTTTGTCTTCTTCCTGTCTGACGCTGGCGTTTATCGCTTGGACAGCCGCCTCGACCTCAAACTGCGCGGCGACACCATGCCGCTCTCCGAGCCGGTTGCGGATCTTTTTGATACCGTTGACCAGACCAAGGTGCAGCGCGCATTTGCGGTTTGGCACAACAACCGATACCTCATCGCCCTTCCGACCACGGCCGGCGGCGACGACACCAACAACCTTGTTGTTGCTTGGAACGCCCTCTCAAACGCTTGGGAGTATCGGGACAGCTACGGCATCGGCGTCGATCAGATCCTTGTCTCGACCTACGACTCCGAGCGCCGCGTCTTCAATAGTCGCCGCGTTGGAAAACTCTGGCTCTTGGACGAAAACGACAACGGCACCGACGACAATGCGACTAGCGGCCTTGCCGGGACCAACATCACCGGACGCATCAAAAGCCGCCGCTTCAACTTCGGTGAGCTGACGAGCAAACGGTTCCTGCGCTCGGTCGCCGATGTTGTGATCCCCGATGGCGGCACGGTGACAACAAAGGTCAACATCATCGACCCGGACAAGGACGAGTCGCAGATCGGCACGATCACTAACAGCAGCGGCGCCGAAGAGAACTATCACCTCAAGTCTCCGGTGCGCTTCAAGGCGCACGCCGCCGAACTCATTTACGAAACAACCAGCAAGCGCCCGCAGATCCGCTCGCTCGCCATTGAGGCGGCGACCAAGAGCCTGCCGGCCACGCTGACAAGAAACGAAAACTAATGGCAACAGTAGCAACGCAATTAAACTCCGGCTCGGGCTTTGCCTCGGGAGAAATAGTCACGGCAACCAAGCTGAACAATCTCGTCAACACGGCGACCGTGACCGGCATCGTCAACGCAGACATTGACGCAGCGGCAGGCATCTCATACGCAAAACTTGCTTTGTCCAACAGCATTGTTGCAGGAGACATCACATCGAATGCTATCACGACAGCAAAAATCTCCGATGCCAATGTGACTTTTGCGAAACTATCATTGCCGTCAGGATTTCCTATTCAAATCGTAGGTGCGACAAAAACAGATATCCAGTATTGGTCGTCTGGATCTGTGTCAACTTGGTATGACATCACTGGTTTATCAGTTACATTAACACGCGCAATCGCTTCTTCTGCTGGAAAAATACGGATTCAAGCTGCGATTCCATGCGCGTCGTACAATGCGAACTATCCTCCGTCATTTCGTATTGTTAGAAATTCAGATGCTATAGGACTTGGCGATGCAGCAGGAAACAGATCAAGAGTAACAAGCTCTTCCGCATACACAACACCTCTCGGAGGAATGGATTCTGCTGTCATTGATTTTATAGATTCATCGCCAGGATCAAGCGCGACTGTGACCTACAAAATACAAATCAAGCCAGCAAGCACTAACGAATTTTACGTCAATAGACCGTATAATGACGCAGATGATGCCTATACTCCGCGTGGCATTAGCACACTGACCCTTACGGAACTTGCTCCTTAACGTAGCAACAATGGAATAATAATATGGCAAAGAAGAAAGCACCGCAGCAAGCCGCCCCTCTCGACTATAGCGCCCTCATGGCGTCGGCAAGGGGCTCGGCCGCAGAAGACGCCAGAGCGCAGATGCAGGCGCTCATTGAGGCGTATCCGCAGCTTGAGGCACTGCAACTCGGCACGATCGGCAAGATCAGCGGCAACCTCGACAACCAATACACCAAGGATGCCCGCGCCGCTCTCGGTCGTTCGATGGAGGACACCGCCGGTATCCGCGCCCTCGGACAAATGCTGCGAGATCAGTCCGGTCCGACAGCCATTGAGCGTAGCCTGCAACAACAGGCCGAGAACGAGTTGGCGCTTGGCCGCCAGCTATCCGCAGAGGAAATGCGCGATGCCGCTCAATCGGCGCGTGCTGCCTTTGCCGCTCGCGGACTCGCCTCTTCGATGCCATCGGTTGCCGCCGAGATCCTCAACCGTGACCAATTCGCGCAAGCCCGCGAGTCGGCGCGGCGCAACTTTGCGTCCGGCGTCAACCAGATGGTGACAGGCAACGTCTTCAGCCGCATGGGGCAAGCCGCCAACACTCTCGGCGCTGCCGGCCAGATGGATCAGCAGACGGCGAATCAGTTGCCGGCGATTGATCCATACTTCCGCGCCCTTGGTCACTCCAACATCGGCGCCGGGATCACTGGCAATCTGACCAACATGATGGGGCAGACGTTTGGCAACGCACAGCAGATGGCGGGCAACGTGGCGTCGTTCAACGCGAACATGCTGGACAGCCGATACAACTCCTACATGAACAACCGCGCGGCGATGAATGCGGCGAATATGCAGGCTGGTGCAATGAACCGAGCCGCAACGATGGGAATGATCGGCCAGATTGGCAGCTCGATCTTCTCGGACGAGCGGATGAAGAAGGACATCAAGCCCGTGGGCAAGGCGGGCTCCGTGCTCGGGCTCACAGCCTACGAATACCGCTACAAAGGCGAAGCAAAAGACGCGCCGAAACGGGTCGGATTCATGGCTCAAGAAGTCAAGAAGGTGCTGCCGGAGGCCGTCGAAGAGGTGGAGCACCAGGGCAAGAAGCGTCTGACCATCAAGCCGGCAGTGATTGGAGCTGCCATCGCAGAACAACTATCCCAGGCCAAAGCCGCCTGACCAACCAAGGAGACAAATCTATGTTTGCATATAATCCAGGAGTCTACGACCGGAGCGGGGAGATCCTCGCCGACGGAACAACGCAATCGGCAGCGATCAATGCCGCAATGATGGAGCGTCTGGGCAAGGACATCGGAAGCGGGATAAAAAGCGTGGGTTCAGCCGCGGCGGGATTTGCCATGGGCGGACCGGCCGGTGCGGCCATGGCTGCACAAAACGCAGGTTCGAGAGGCGGCGGCGATGGCGCCGACAGCGTGCTCGGTAGCTTTGTGCAGGCTTACGCCAACAAAAGGGCGCTTGAAGCGAAGGGTGAAGCCTATGGCGACTTTATGAAACGCCACGGCGAGCAGCTCGGCTTCGATCCGCAATACTTGCAGGACTTCCTCAAGAAGAAACCCTACGAGCAGGCCATGATCGGAGACAACATCATCGGCATGCAGAACACCGGCAACCGGCTGATGGGACTCAATGCGATGAACCGCCAGGCGGAGCTGTATCCGCGCACCGGTGCCGGGGGCGCGGGAAGCGGCGGGGGCATGGCTGGGGGCGGCTCAAGCTTTACTTTCTGACGGCCATGGCGGAACCACGGATCATGACGCCGCGGGAGTTCGGTCTCTCGATCGGTTATCAGCAGGGGCAGACGATCGAGGGCGCCGAATTGCGGGCCTTCGAGCGTCAATACGAGGAGTATCGCAAGCAGGCGGTGGCGGGCTGGGAGACTTACAACCGTCCGGACCCGGATGGGAATATCATCCGCGTGAACCCGCACACCGGCCAGGGCATGGTGATCACGAACATGCAAGGCCAGCCGATGAAGGCGGGCGGGAATGATCCGTTCGCTGGCTACATGAACCCCGGCGGGGTGGCGGGGGCGGCGGCGGTGGACCCGAGCTCGGCGGCGTTTGCGGGGGTGCAGCCGGCGGCGGCGCCTCAAGCGAATCCTGTCGCGCCGGTGAATGTGAATCCGGCGATGCCATCGGCCGCTCCGGCTCCAGCTCCGACTCCAGCTCCGCAGGCCGCGGCGCCGGCATTCCGCTCGGAGGATGAGGTGATCGCGGCGGCGCGGGCAAAGCTGATCTCGAAGGAGCAGGCGCAGGCCATTTTGGTGAATCAATTCGGACTCGATCCGTGAGTAGCCGCAGCGCCAGCGCACTTCTCGACGCGGCCTTGGCCGTGGATTTCGATCCGGAAGCCAGATACTTGCAGCTCCAGGGTCAAAAGATCGCGCAGGGAGCGGACCCGGATGCGTTGTCGCCGGAGGATCGTGCCCTGGCGGACCGCCCGCTCGAGCCGATGCCGGTGCTGCTTCCGGAGCCGGCCAATGCTTTGCCTGGCGAGCAACCGATCATGCGGGATGCGCTGTATCCGAACGTGCCGCCGGAGCTGCTCGAGGAGGAGCCGCCGTTGCCGCAGGCGGATGAGGATTTGCCGCCGGTGTCTCCGGCGCCTTCGGCGGATCAAGGATCACAGATTTCAAATTTCAAACAGGGGGGCGGTGGCCGGTCGGCCTCGGCGCTCCTCGCGGATGTGGCGGATGAGCCCGCGGCGGCGGCCGCGGCGCCGGTGCGCAGCTCGGACCAAGCTTTGCCGGAGCAGGTGCGGCCGCGGCGTTCGGCGGCGGTGCTGCTGGCGGATGTGCCGGAGGATTCTTCGATGCTGCGCAAGGCGGCGGATGTGCCGATCTTTGTCATGCAGGGGGCGACGACGGGGCTAAAGGCGCTGGCCGATGTGTTCGGGGCGGATTCGCCGGCGTCGCGTCAGTTTGCCGAGCGGCAGGCGTTCTGGCAGAGCCAGCTCTCGCCGGAGGCGCAAGCCGATCAGCAACGGGTGGCGCAGATCCAACAGGAGGCGCAGGACCAAGGCCTCGGGGCGCAGCTCGCGGCGGCGGGGCGGGCGTTTGTCGAGGCGCCGACGTCGTTCGTGGCGCAGGGGCTGGGGACGATGGCGCCGACGATTGCCACGGGCGGTGCGGCGCGGGCCTTCGGTGGCGGGGCCGCGGCGGTGCAGGCGGCGCAGCTCGCCACGGGTGCGGCGATGGGGGGCGGTATCGTCAAAGGAGAAATTTATCAAGCGGTGGAGCAGGCGATGCTGCAATCGGGGCGTTCGCCGCAGGAGGCGGCGGCGGCCGCGGCCGAGGCGCAGGCTTATGGCGGGGAGAATCTCGACCAGATCCTCGCTGGCTACGGGCTGGGGGCTTTGGCCACGGCGATCGGAGCGGAACGCCTGGCTGGCCGGGCGATTGCCGGTGCGGCGGCGCCGACCGGTGGCGTGCTCCGCGTGGCGGGGCGGACGGCTTTGCAGGAGGGCTTGCCGGAGGCGGCCCAGGGCGGACAGGAACAGCTCGCCCGCAACCTGGCGCAGCAACGCGAGGGCTTCGACGTGCCGACGATGCGGGGCGTGGCCGGGGCCGGGGCGCTGGAGGGATTGGCGGGCTTGGCCATTGGCGGTCCGGCCGGTGTGCTCTCGGCCGCGGGATCGCGGGGCGCAGCTCCGGCGCCCGGGCCCAGCATCGAGGCGCCATGGCAGGCCGCCCGGGAACAGGCTGCACCGACGGTGACGCGGGTGGAAGTGGTGGGCGATGATGTCTTCGGCGAGCCGACGACGGCCGCCGTGGAGCGTCCGGTGGCAACGGGGGATGAGAGGTTTGCTCCGGCGGCGGCGGCTGCTCAACCGCGGCCGATGAATTTTGCCATGGCGGATGATACGGGCACGGCGCCCTCTCCGGACATGGCGGGCGATGTGTTTGCCGGGGTGCCGACGCGAGCAACGCTCGATTTACAAAAACGCATTCCGTTGGGGCTGAATAGGCCGACAAACATGGACCCGACTTTGCGGGATCTTGATGAAGGGACGTTCGACAAACTTTACACGGAGCGAAGCAAAGCGATCGACGCGATCGAGAAACAAATTGAAGACTCGGACAACCCGGATGCAATCCTCAACGATCCTCAGCAGCGGGCGGCTTATGCCAAGCTGCAAGACGAATACGGTCAAGTCGAGCTGGAGCGGTATCGGCGCAACCAAAGTCGCATTGCGACAGGCGAGTTGTTTTCGGACATGCTTGAGCTATCCCAAGGCCAAGATCGTCCTGGCTGGCTAAACACGGACAACGGGCAAAAGTTTGTCACGCTGGCGGAAATTATCGCCAACCGAGATCCGGAAAGCCGATCGGACGCGGCGTTAGTGGAATCGCTTCAGTCGTTGCCAGACAGAATAAAAGCCAATCCAGATTTCCAAGAAGTGACGAGCTGGAAAATGCAACGCACGCGGGAGGCGATGCAGAAGGTAATGGCAACGCAAGCGCAGCAACCAGCGTTGCAAGCACCGACAGCGAAATCATTTCCCGATCTGGTTAAGCAACTGAAACAGCGCGGCGCGACGGACATCAAACAATATGGACCGGACACGTCGACGCGGGTGGTTTCGCGGGACACGGTTGCTGTCTCGGCCGTAGAGGACGGACAGCGCTACACTTATTTCTTCGAGGGCGATCAAATCGTTCGGCGCCGAGAGACTATGCCGGATGCGGAACCGGCGCCGGTAAAGGCGCGCAAACGCATCAAGAACATGACCGCTCAGTCGGGCGCGGTCGACCTGTCGATCGTCGAGGACTTGGTGGAATACGGGCGGACGATTTACCGCACCGGCATGACATACGCCCAGTGGGCGGCAGAGATGACCAGGGAATTCGGGCAAGCGGTGGCGCAGTTTCTTCGCCAGGCGTTTGACCAGATCGTGGCGGCTTACCAGGCGTCGAGGTTTTCGGATACGACGGGAGCGGTCAACGTAGTGCGTGGCCTGCGTAGTGCAGGCGGTATACGGTTTGACCAGATTGCCAAGGAAGATCCGAAGCATGATGGCAGCAGGGTAGGCACGGCATGGCAGGGCAAGGTCAGGCCGACGACGCAACAGACAAATGACGGCATTGAGACCGTCACGCAAAAGGAACTGGAAAAGCAGATGGCAATGCTGACGCACTTTGTCGATGGCGTGCCGCTGCCAAAGTATATCACCAAATTCCGCGACGCTCGCCAGCGTATGCGTGCGTTTATTGATTTTCAGAAAGCGAATCTCCTGGCGCTCTACGATGCATTTGAGTCGCTGTCTGCCGACTACGTCATTCGATCGACGCATTGGTATGACGGAGCACGGCTTCTGGCCGAAGGCATTCGTGACCGTTACAACGTAACCGTCGAACAATCGGCGGCCATCTTGGCGGTGTTCAGCCCCATGAAGGATTGGTTCCAGAACGTGGCGATGGGGCAGCGGTTTGCCGACGTGATGGCGAACTACAAGAACGTCAAGATAACCAAAGCCGAAATGCGCGGAGCCATGAAGGAAATGCTCGAGGCTGCGGAAGACAATAAGTATATCCGCAAAGCGTTTTCTCTCATCGAAGAAAAATCGATCACCGACTTATTAACGGACAAATCGAAAGAAGGACGCAAGCTGGCAGCGGTAGCCGTTCGGCTGATGTCGACGCATGTGCATGGACTAACGCATGACGTGTTGTCGCCGGAGGGTGAGTCGCTGGGTATTCGCAAGAATCTGGACGGCTCCAACAAGAAGATGGTGTGGCAGTCCTACGTCTTCATCGAGAAAGCCATTTCGGTTTACGAGGACGGCAGCCTGGCAAACATTTCCAAAGTGCTTGGGACAGAGCACAAAATCCGGAACTTCTACAACAACATCGTGGCGCCGACCTCGCCATATGGGGACGCAACCGTAGACACGCATGCGGTGAATGCCGCGGTGCTCTACCCGATGGGAAACAAGGGCTACTTGGTGGGCCTCAACTTGGGCAATGCGGGCGTGGCCGGCGGTGGCAACTCGGGACTCTACTGGATATTCCACCAAGCCTTGCGCGAGGCCGCCGCAGAGCGTGGCGTAATGCCTCGTCAGATGCAGTCCATTACCTGGGAAGCGATCCGCGGGCTGTTTACCGACGTGCGCAAGCGGGACAAAAACTTCATTGCTACAATCACAAACATATGGAAAACTTCAAACGATGCTGACACTGCAAGATCTCAAATCATCGGATTGGGCATCACTCCCCCAGAATGGGCCCGAGTGGGTGGCGCCGATCCGGGAAGCCAAGGAGGCGTGGGAGAAGTTGGCGGGCCGGCAACTGACACCGCAGGAAGTGTTCGACCTGGAGTTCGACAAGGACGCCAAAGCGGAACTGCTGGAGCAGGAGTAACTGCGCAGCGCATTCGGCAGAAGCTGACTGCCGAAGCTGGCGGAATCGACGCCAGCATCATCCAAGACTTGGCCGATTATGGCGTGAGGTTTTACCGCGCCGGCATGGATTTGGCGACGTGGTCGGGGCAAATGGTGCGCGAATTCGGCCAAGCGGTCGGAAAGTATTTGCGGGAGGCATTTAACCGGATGCTCCAAGCTTACCAGGCGTCGAGGTTTTCGGATACGACGGG